GAAGCAGACCCGGACACACTGGGTAAAATGAATGATAAAATGCGTGATGTTTTATCTAAAGTTGACACCGATGACAAAGCAAAGGTACAAGCGGCTAAAGACAAAGCAGAAGCAGAACGCCAAGCAAAGATGAAAGAACTTGGGCCCGACGCAATGGACAAATATATTGATATGCTTAAAAAACATGATTGGACTTATAACTATTCAGATGATCATAGATACTATGTTAAAGGATCTGAAGAAGAGAAAGCAATTAGAGCATTAGGTGATATTGTTGATCCGGATCGTAAACTTTATAAGCAATACAGTCCATTCTATGAAGCAATAGCAAACGAGAGATCACTTACCAAAGGCGAAGAAAAAGACAAAGAAAAATACGTAAAGGGCATGAAGAAGAACAAAAAAGATTTTAAAAAACGCTACGGTGATGATGCTGAAGCAGTTATGTATGCTACAGCAACCAAGATGGCAAAAGAATCAAGCGATATTTTTAAAGCACTACAACAAGTAGACGAAACAGCAACAGCAGGTGCTACTAGTGCGGGAAATATTGCAACAGTTGCAAGTCCACACATTGCTATTGGCGATAAAAAGACACGTAAAAAATACGGCTTGACAGGAGGATTACCAAATCCACCCAAAGCCAAAGCACAAAAACCAACCGACAACGCATTAAATATGAAAGGCACTAGTATATTTGGCGGGCCTTTAAAAAGGAGTTAATATGATAAACGAAGACAAATATGACGAGCCGGCATCAAATTACGAAGCAGAAATGCTAGACAATCAAATAGCATTTATCAAGTATGCGGCTGACGAAATTAGAGATCACGTACACAAGGGTGGCGTGTTTCCTGAATGGTTTCAAAACAAACTAAGCGGTGTACACGAAAAAATCAAAACACTTCATGCATACATGGAGGGTGAGCGTCAGCAAGCCAAAGAACGTGAACGCATGATGAGCATGAAGGATATGAAAGATGATTATTTCGAATCGCTAGAACGTAAACTTAACGAGTCAAAAGGTTTATGTAAAGAGTGCGGTAAACCAAGTTATACTACACTACCAGAAGAAAAGCAAAAAGGTGTTGATGGCAAAGTATGCTGGAAAGGCTACAAGCGTATGGGCACTAAGAAAAAAGGCGGCAAGACTGTAGATAATTGCGTTAAGATGTAGGAATAAACAATGGCGGACTTACAAAAAATACTTAACAAATTTTCAGAACTAGGAATTAAAAACAAAGGACTTGTACCCGATGATCCAATGCAACAAGGTCAAGCATTAAAAGAACAATACGGAAACAATAACCAATCAACTGATCCAAATGCTCATGCACGTATGGTAGCAGAAAGCGTACAAGGAAAACATATTCCAGGAGTAAGTGATACTAGTGCAAGTGATATGGCCGCACTAGCCGGTGTAGGTAAACCACAACAAAGACCACAACCTGCAAATCCTAATCCAAACATGACTATTGCTCCTACTCAGACTACAGATAAGTGGAGTGAAGTTGATGCTAGACTAAGCAATATTGAAAGCAAACTAAGTTCAATTGTAGAAAGTATTCAACGTTTATCAGAAATCAGTGACGAAGATTATCGTGAAAAACGTAAAGCACTACATGATTTAGAAATGAATCCACAACTACAAGACAAAGAGTCTAAAGAAGCAATTAAAAAACGTAAACTAAGTTTAGAAAAAGAACGTAAAGAAACCACAAAAGAATCTTTAGAAAAAGGATTTGCTAGTTTCTTAAAAGAACTGGAGGGAAAATAATGTCAGATTGTAAATGCGAAAACTGCGGATGTGATCATCACTGCGGAAAAGAATGCGAAAAATGTGCTAACGATGTTTGCGTAAAATGTAATTGCCCACATTGTAGCGATGAAAATTAATGAAGTTGTAGATTATTTTTACGGACTAGATCCTGCCCATATGTCATATAGGCATAAGGTTGGTGATGTATATGGTAAAAAGAATTTAAAAATTCCAAGAGCAAAACTTCACAAATCCAAAAAAGTAAAATCAAAGCCTAGTAAAGCATAATTACTGTTATGAAAGTTACTAGCATTCCCGGCATGGGAAAATATGGTGTTTATATTGATGGCTTAAAAGCCAAAGATATAGACGATGACCTATGGTTAGAAATCGGATCAATACATCTACAAAGCCTTGTAACAATTATCCGCAACATTGACTTTAGCGTAGAAGAATATAGACGTAGAATTCTTCAGTGGGGCAAACACGTTGATCTATTTGAAATCCATTTACAACAACAATATAACACATTAGATGTGACTAAACTGTTACGTGACAAAGAAATAAACGGTAAACACGTAAACGAAGATGATCGAAAATGGGTTGAAACCGTTTTAAATTATTGTGAAACAGACGAAGTGGTTAGAGTAAGCGGAATGAAAGACGCCCAAGGTAATCCAATCGGAATGTTTGCTGAAGGAGAACTTCTTTGGCACAGCAACGAAAGTGCTTGTTTAAATCATACTCCGGGAGTAAGTTTATTGGGTAGTACCGGAATGACCAAAAGTTGTACAGGGTTTGTTACAACCGCTGAATGGTATGAAAATCAAACTGAAAGTTTTAGAAGCGAACTAGATCAAATAATAATACAACACAGGTTTACACCAGGAAAGATTAATCCTGGGTTACGTGCTGAACAGGATTATGTTATGCAAAAAAATATGTGTCCTGAAGATAGTTATATTCCTTTGGTAATAAAATCTCCTTTTGGACATACAGGATTACACTATTCGGTTAATACAGTATACGGTGTTAAAGATATGTCACAAGCAGAGTCGCAAAAACTTTTTGATTACATCAATAGTACACTGTTTACTGACGATTACATTTACGATCATTGGTACACAAATGATAACGATTTGTGCTTGTTTGATAATAGCATTACACTGCATAGACGTTTAGGTAGCACTGACAATCGACTTGCTTATAGAATACAGTATGACTACGGAAATCTTATAGAAAATTATAATCCATACATCTTAGAACCTTTTGCTAGTGAATACAGCAAAAATCAAGACAGTATCAATGAAGTAATATCTAAAAGAAATCAATAAATACGTACATTAACAAAAGAGGAGTCACATGGCCTTTTTAGTACACAACCTACCGCCTATTGAAGTATATGTGAAAAAAGAATACTTATACGATCATCAAAAAGGCCACGGCGAACTAACTCCTGGACTATGGATTAGCATTAGAAGTATTGAAAGCAAAGCATTATACATAGAAACACTGTTAACAGACTATGGTGCTTTGTATGACAAACTACCTATAAGTGCATTTGTTTGGAAAACTGATTACGACAAAGATAATCAACTTCCATTAGATCATTTACAAATATGGGATTGTTTTGATTACGATATTACAATAATTAAAAAACCCATGTTATGCGATTGTGAATTTTTTGGCAAGGACAAGAAAATGCACAAAGGAGAATATTTGTTTACACTCGATACCTGTCATAGAGATAACAACACATTAAACGTAAACTTTTCAGAACACGATCCAGAACATAAATCATTTAATTTCATTAAATTAGACAACGGACAATTTGCGGCACAACCAAACAATAGAATTATTTGGACTGATCAGAGTTTAATACCTGATAAAAGATTAATGCCGGACTTTAAAGTTTGTACACAAAATTACACAGTAGAGAACACACCTAAATGGAGTGTTGGACACACAGACGAATGGGCATATAAAGCAAAGGACGAGGAAGTTGAGTCTGGAGAAAACTAAAGAGGCTTATAGATTATTTTGGTTAGTCAAAGGACATTTAAATACATCACATCAGTGCATACTAGATTGTTATGATTCATATTTTAAAAGAGTATGGTATAACGAAGAATCGTATGTTCATGAACACGGATTTGAAGAAGCATGGCAAAAGATAAAATTAAAATTAACAGAACTATAGAATATAATGGTCCAAATAAAAGAGACTATTTCTTAGCAGATTTACTAAAAAAATTTAACCCCACAATAGGTTGTGAAGTTGGTGTACGCAACGGTCGTACTACATTTCATTTATTAGATGCATTTCCAAACTTAAAAATGTATGCAATAGATTATGATATTAAATTGTTTTACAAAGACAGTGTAATATTAAAATACGGTCCTAGACTAAAAGCAATACAAGGACACAGTCACCAAGTACATGATCAGATTGAAGATAACAGTTTGGATTTTGTGTTTATCGATGCCAGTCACGACTACAATAGTGTTAAAGGCGATATAGAATACTATACACCAAAACTAAAATCAAACGGTTGGCTTTGTGGACACGATATGGATTTTCCGGGTGTTAATCAAGCAGTTAACGAACTGTTACCAAACAATCATCATATTGGTCCAAATAATGTTTGGTTTACGTGTTTAGATAAAACGGTGCCAATTCCGTTTAAAGTTCTTGACAACTAGCATAAATCTATATACAATATAAAAATTATTAACAAAGGAGACTCGAATGAGTGATAGAACTTTTGGCGCCGAAGAAAAAGCCAAACTTGTCCAAATTGTAAACGAAGGTGTAACAGTACTTACAGAAGTACAAGATCTACAAGAAGGACTACGTGATACTGTAAAAGCAGTAGCAGAAGAATTAGATATCAAGCCGGCACTAATTAACAAAGCAATTAAGATTGCACAAAAAGGTGAATGGCACAAAGCAGTTGATGAGTTTGAAGATTTGGAAACCATCATTGTTACTACAGGCAAGGACAAAGTCTAATTTTGCAAAAAGTAAAAGACTTTTGGATAAACTCTTACAGGAGTGATAAAATAGCATTTTCATTTGAACTTGTTAGTTTTATCTTTACAGTTACCGCAAGCATGACACTGGCATTTAATGCACGAGATCCTAATATGATGATTGTATATCCAGGATTCTTTATTGGAAGCATTACACAAGTCTATGCTAGTTGGCGTAGAGGTGCCGCTTGGATTATGTTGTTAACTTCATATTTTGCTTGTGTAAACGTATTTGGATTTGGTGTAGCCGCAGGATGGTGGTAAATGCTTTCATATATCACTAAACCCTGGCATAATTGGTTAGCCATAATTATATTAGGAATTCTAGAATTAACCTTCATAGGATTCTTTATTTGGACTTTGGTAAAATAAATTAATTAAAGGCTTGATTTTTTTAGGCACAGAACGTATAATAGTAAATAATGTTGAAGAAGGTCGGTCGGCCATAAACGACATAATTGGTATTTGCCAGCCGCAAGTGGCATGTATAGGAGAAAATATTGAGTTACGTAGATGCACTCTGGGATCGTGATAAAGACATTATCAAGGTTGTAGAGCGAAACAAAAAAGGCGAAAGAGAGTTTCGCGAATTCCCCGCAAGGTATGTATTCTATTATGGCGATGCTAAAGGTAAGCAAAAAAGTACTTTTGGCGATAGCGTGAGTCGTGTTGTTTGTAAGAGTTGGAAAGACTTTCTTAAAGAACAAAAGATTAACAAACATCGCGGATTATATGAAGCAGATATTAATCCTGTATACAGACTACTTGAAGAAAACTATTTAGGACAAGACGCACCAAATCTAAATGTTGCGTTTTTCGATATTGAGGTTGACTTTGACCCAGAACGTGGTTACAGTTCACCTGAAGATCCATTTACAGCCATTACCGCAATTACTGTACACTTACAATGGCTTGACAGTCTTATAACACTAGCACTTCCGCCTAAAACACTTACAATGGAACAGGCCAAGGAAGAAGTAAAAGAATTTCCTAACACATACCTGTTTGAAACTGAAGCAGAAATGCTTGATACGTTTTTGGATTTGATCAAAGACGCAGATATCATTAGTGGTTGGAACAGTGAAGGTTATGATATTCCTTATACCGTAAACCGTATTACTCGTGTTCTTTCAAAAGAAGATACAAGACGTTTTTGTTTGTGGGATCAATATCCTAAAAAACGTACATTTGAAAAGTACGGAAGAGAACAAGAAACCTATGACCTAATAGGCAGACAGCATTTAGATAGTTTAGAATTGTATCGTAAATACACATATGAAGAACGACACACATATCGACTTGACGCTATTGGCGAAATGGAAGTTGGCGAAAAGAAAACTGTGTACGAAGGTACGCTCGATCAACTTTATAACAATGACTTCAGAACGTTCATCGAATACAACAGGCAAGACGTTGCACTGTTGGACAAGTTGGACAAAAAACTAAAGTTTATTGACTTAGCCAACGAACTTGCACACGCAAATACAGTTTTGCTACCCACCACTATGGGTGCTGTGGCTGTTACAGAACAAGCAATTATTAACGAAGCACACAGACGTGGATTTGTTGTTCCTAACAGGGTACACAGAGAACCAGGTTCAGCACAAGCGGCAGGTGCTTATGTAGCATATCCCAAAAAAGGACTACATGATTGGATTGGTTCGATGGACTTGAATTCACTGTATCCCTCAGTAATTCGTGCATTGAATATGGATCCTGCAACAGTTGTGGGTCAACTGAGACAAAATCATACAGAAAACTACCTTAGCGAACAAATGAACTTTAAGAAAAAATCATTTGCGGCGGCATGGGAAGGTAAGTTTGGTAGCCTTGAATATGATTATGTTATGGAGCAACGCAAAGATATTGAAATACATATTGACTGGGAAAACGGAGAAAGTGATGCACTGAGTGCCGCGGAAGTTTATAGGTTGGTTTTTGAAAGCAATCAACCGTGGATGCTAAGTGCTAACGGAACAATTTTTACAACAGAATATGAAGGTATTATTCCAGGACTATTAAAGAGGTGGTATGCAGAACGTAAAGAAATGCAAGCAAAGAAAGTTGCATCACAAGATGCAGGCAACAAGATTGAAACTGCTTTTTGGGACAAGCGTCAGTTGGTTAAGAAAATTAACCTTAACAGTTTGTATGGTGCTATTCTTAATCCTGGCTGTAGATTTTTCGATCATCGCATTGGTCAAAGTACAACACTTACCGGAAGAAGCATTGCAAAACATATGGCTTCTAAGGTCAATGAAATTATAACAGGCGAATACGATCATGTAGGTAAGAGCATTATATATGGCGACACTGACTCCGTATACTTTAGTGCTTACACGAGTCTACGTGCAGAAATACAAAAAGGAGATATTCCTTGGAATAAAGAAAGTGTTATTCAACTATATGATCAAATCTGTGAAGAAGCAAATACAACGTTTCCAACATTTATGGGACAAGCATTTCATTGTCCTAAATCAAGAGGCGAAGTTATTGCCGCTGGTCGAGAAGTTATCGGCGAAAAAGGTTTGTTTATTACAAAGAAACGTTATGCTGTATTGATTTATGACCTAGAAGGTTTTAGAACAGATGCAGATGGTAAGCCTGGTAAGGTTAAAGCAATGGGCCTCGATCTTAAGCGTTCTGACACTCCTGTGTTTATGCAGGACTTCTTAAGCGAAGTGTTATTGGCTGTACTAACAGGTGCCCAAGAAGAACAAGTTCTTGATATGATTACAGACTTTAGAACAAAATTCAAAGCACGACCGGGTTGGGAAAAAGGCTCACCAAAACGTGCAAATAATATCACAGACTATCTTGCCAAACTTAAAAAGCAAGGCAAAGTGAACATGCCAGGACACGTTCGTGCTTCAATTAATTGGAACACGCTCAAAGAAATGAATGGCGACAAGTTTAGTATGCAAATCGTAGATGGTATGAAAGTTATCGTATGCAAACTAAAAAACAATCCAATGGGATATACTTCGGTTGCGTATCCTACGGATGAACTACGTATTCCAAAATGGTTCCAAGAACTACCATTTGCTGACGACGAAATGGAATCAACCATTATCGATAACAAGTTAGATAATCTAATTGGTGTTTTGGAGTGGGATATAAAATCAACCGAACAGAAGAATACATTCAATAATTTATTTGACTTTGAATGATTTTCTAAATATAATAGTATATAAGGAACGGAGAAAACTATGAAAGACATTTTACAAGACATTGTTGCACATACACACGCACTTGGCTTTCTTAACATTGTTAAGGTAAATGGTGATGATGCACAAACAGGTATCGACAGCATGGCAGAGGATCGCTCTGTTATCATGCAAGCAAATACCAAAAACGCCCAGGTAGAAATGAAGGGCACATTTGGCATGCCTAACCTAAATAAACTAGACATCCATTTGAAGTGTCCAGAATACAAGGATGGTGCAACTATTGATGTTGTGCATCAGGACAGAAATGGTGTAGAAATTCCAACAGGAATTCACTTTGAAAATGCAACAGGCGATTTTAAAAACGACTATCGTTTTATGAACGCAGAGATTATTAACGAAAAACTTAAAACTGTTAAGTTTAAAGGTGCACAGTGGGACGTTGAAGTATCGCCGACACTATCGAGCGTACAACGTTTTAAGATGCAGGCAACTGCAAATGCAGAAGAAACTGTGTTTACTGTTATTACAGATGGTACAGATATTAAGTTTAAGTTTGGTGATGCAAGCACACACGCAGGTGAGTTTGTATTTGCAACAGGAGTTACAGGTAGCCTTAAAAATGAATGGGCATGGCCAGTGCAACAAACACTTGCTATTCTAAGTTTAGATGGCGACAAGGTAATGAAGTTTTCAGATCAAGGTGCTATGCAGATTAGTGTAGACAGTGGTTTGGCTACTTATGAATATATCTTGCCAGCACAAAGCAAGTAAGGAGAATGACATTGAACACTGATCTAACAAAAGAACAAAAAGACTACGCTATATTTTTGCCAGCGATCAGTGGTTTCTATGCGACTTTCATCGGCAAACAACGTAGAGAAGAGTATGTAGACAAAAGTCGTATTCCTTTTCCTAACAACGAGATGGAAGGTCTTAATTGGTTTAACAAGAAAGACGGACTATTCAATTATCATTGGAGTTTGTATTCGGCAGGACATGCTGAACTAGATATCAATAAAGACGCACCTAAAGAACTTATGATTCGTGAACGTGATCGCGAAAACAGTTGGCTACTAGGTGACTCGGGTGGATTCCAAATTGGTAAAGGCGTATGGGAAGGTGATTGGAAAGATCCTAATTGTCCTAAGGCTAAAAAGAAACGTGAGCAAGTTCTTGCGTGGATGGACGCTTATATGGACTATGGAATGATTCTTGATATTCCGGCTTGGGTGGCACGTTCGCCTGCAGGTGTAAAAGCAACAGGTATTAGCACATATCAAGAAGCAGTAAATGCCACACGCATTAACAACGACTACTTTATGAAGAATAGAAATGGTAGTTGTAAATTCTTAAACGTATTGCAAGGTGAAAATCATGCTGATGCAGAAGATTGGTATCAGCAGATGAAGGACTATTGTGATCCTAAAAAATATCCAGACACACACTTTAATGGGTGGTCGATGGGTGGTCAGAATATGTGTGATGTGCATCTTGTTCTTAAAAGAATGGTAGCATTACGCTTTGATGGCTTGTTAGAAAAAGGTAAGCATGACTTTATGCACTTCTTGGGTACAAGTAAACTAGAGTGGGCAACTCTGCTTACAGATATTCAAAGAGCAGTTCGCAAGTATCACAATGAAAACTTTACGATTACATTTGACTGTGCTAGTCCGTTCCTAGCAACAGCAAATGGTCAAATCTATTGCGAACTTGAAACACAAGACAGAAGTAAATGGGTATACAGAATGGTACCTAGCATTGACGACAAAGCATTGGCAACTGACACAACATCATTTGGACAAGCATTTGTACGTGAAGGAAAACATGGAAGTTTCTTGGACAGTCCGATTACACAAAACCTTCAAGCAAAAGATATTTGTATCTATGCTCCGGGCGACCTAAATAAAATAGGCAAAGAAGGAAAGACCTCGTGGGATAGTTTTTCATATGCTATACAAATGGGGCATAACGTATGGAGTCACATTAATGCAGTGCAAGAAGCAAACAGGCAATACGACAACAAAGTTGTTCCAGGAATGCTTGTTGAGGAGTCCTTTGACAGGGTATTTTTTAGAGATGTTGTGGAAGCAATATTTGCAACAGACAACAGAGATGAAGCCGAAGCGGTCATAGAAGAATTTTCAAGATTCTGGATGTCAATTATTGGCACTAGAGGTGCTACTGGCAAGAAAACAGTAAATGCTAGTACGCAATATGCAAACCTATTTGAGGAGGTATAGTATGACTAACTTAGAAAAGATAGACAAACTAAAGAACAGACTACAAAGTCTTAAAGAGCAACACGCACTTGAACATCAAAAATGCGAAGCCGCAGAGGCAGAAAATGTACAAGACAAATACTTAACTGAAATGAAAAAGAAGAAACTTGCTCTTAAAGACGAAATGTGGAAAGTTGAACTTGAAATTGTTTCATTGGAGGCACAAGATGAAGCGTGATTACGCAGATGGTGTAAAGGATGATGTTATATACTTCACAGGTTATGAAGTAGAAAAAACTCCAGCATATGATATGGACACACTGTTTGTGGTAGGCTGTCGGCCATTAGAGGAAGTTCTTGAAAAAGCAAAAGAGAAACATGTAGATCATATCTATCTTGGTGCGAACCATAGTTTTGTACCCAAAGAAGATTGGGAAGATCTAGTATTAGGATTGCTTGATGCTAAATCCGAATTAGGAACACAATATTTGGTTACACTAGATTATGATGTAAAATATCATGAATGGATCCTTGAAACAGGAATGACTGAAAGACATAATTTTATTCCTATGATAAGTGTAAAACTTCCGTATGTTAACCAACTCGGTTATAATGCTTGTATCAAGATAGATGACGCCGACTTTAAACATTCTAATCCCGGAGTTTGGATACATCAAGTACACGACTTGTTAGATAGGAATAAATTTACAGATTGGTCAAAGTACGAAAATGACAGTCCATCAGAAGTATCATAGATATCTAAATCTACCGTTTGAAGTAGATAAGCCTTTGATTTTTAAAAAGGATCCTGACAAAATCCAACATATTGAATTAAAGGAAAAATTTGTTCCTGTAAAAGTAAGAGAATGGTTAAAAAGTTTAGGACTAAAATCTATGCATACAGAAGCATTTTTTACAGCACCAAATGATAAAATTTTTATACACTGTGATAGTCCTAAATTTGATGACCATGTAAAAATTAACTTTACTTGGGGGGATGAAAATAGTTATACCCGCTGGTGGAGTGTTAAAGACGAAAAGTTTTTAAAAAACGGTGGAACAGAATACGGAGCAGATATTTTAGTTGCTGATGAACATCATTGCAACATGACTTATCAACAAGTAATTAACAAACCTAGTTTGCTAAATGTAGGTAGATTACACAGTACCTATAACCCAACAGATGAAGGTAGATGGACATTGTGTATTGTTCCTTCGTTTATTGATAAAGAAGAATTTATTCATTGGGATATTGCAATAGAATTATTAAAAGAAGTAATAGTATGAAATTAATACATCCTTTTTCGCAACCTAAAGACGAACATACACATATCAAGGAAATGTCCGGGCATTTTTTAATAGGTGAACACGGACAATGGTATGATATGAGTGGAGGTACTGGTTGCAACATATTTGGTTTTACACAAACAGATATTCAGGCAAAAGTTGCAGAAACTAGTTTTAAATTTGCTAACGATGACTGGACAACAAAAAGCAGTGTTTGGTACGAACTTGAAGATACTCTTAAAAAAGTATTACCCGAAACTTATTCAGGTTTTGTTCCTGCACTTACAGGCAGTGATAGTGTCGATAACGCACTAAAACTTTCTTGGAGATATTGGACTAAAAAACTAAAACCCAAACATACGATACTTGTAAGAAAAGGCAGTTTTCATTCAGGAAGTATTACTGGTTGGCAAATGACCGACGACCAAGAATGGATTAAAGATTGGCCGGCTGTAAACTTTGTTGATTTCTTTGACGAAGACTTTGATGCTGTATACCAAAGACACAAAAACGATCTTGCTGGTATCTTAATTGATACTGTTAATTGGTACAAAGGTATCAGTGAAATTAGTGATGGTGTTTTAGAAAAAATTCAAAAAGCACGAGAAGAAACGGGTTGCTTGCTTATTGTCGACGAAGTATTAACTGGTATGTGGAGAATAGGACATTTTTCTCATAGCATAAGCAAAGGTATAGATCCTGATATTATCTGCTTTGGTAAAGCACTTACGGGAGGGTTTGCATCATTTGCAATTACGGTTATTAAGAATAACGTTCACGATGTTATTAGTGCATACGATACAAGCATGTGGGATAATTTTCCGATTGCAGTTGGTAATACAAGAAGCCAAAGCAATGTTGGTGCTAGAGCAACAATAGAAACAATTAACAAGTGTGTAAACGAAGATATTGGTAATAAAGTTATAAACGAAGTTACACCATTTATAAACGAATTAGCAGATATTTTACGTCAAGTAGAAAAATTTAAGGTAACTCACAATCATAGCATACTATACTGTGATTTTTCAGAGTTTAAGAACAACGACTGCAAGGTATTATCTACCTTTTTAAACAGTCATAAACTGTGGAATCCAGAACATACTAGAATTTGGTTTTTAAGTTTTTACGACCTAAATAATATTGAAACAGATTACATTAAAAACGTATTCAAAAAGTTTGTAACACTTATTAATAATGGTAAAATTTGGAACCAAACTAATTGGAAAAACAATTGACAAAGATCAAGAAAGGCACTATACTATGGGTATAACAGAACAAATGTTAAAAGAACAGGCTAACATAGAAAGACATGAAAAGATTATGAGAACAGCAAAGCGTATGATTTGGGTTACTTTTCGCAAGGAAGGTATCCACAAGTATCCTGCGGCATTGGAAGATCCCAATCTTGCAACAGGAGATGAATATGATGTTTCGTTTTTGGGTTATCCCCACAGACACATATTCCATTTCAAAGTCGGCATCACTGTAACACACAACGACAGAGATATCGAGTTTATCCAATTCAAAAGATGGTTAGAAAAACTTTATGAGGAGAAGACCCTTGAACTAGATTATAAAAGTTGTGAAATGATGGCTGATGATCTATACGAAAAAATCAGCGAAAAACACCCGGGCAGAGAAGTTCATATTGACGTCAGTGAAGATGGCGAGAACGGTGCCCATATCGAGTACGCAAAATACTAAAGGAGATGACGGTGACTGAGTCATATTTTGCAAAACATCCAGAGATTGTAAAAATCTTTGATGACTTGGAATCTTTCCGCGATTTTTGTCGCTTTGAAGGATTTGTGTTTAATGAGAAGTATCTCTACGATAAGAAATGTAGAGAATGGAGAGCCTACGAAAATCGTGGCAATCCTAGGAAGGCAAAGAACCGTGTTCAAAAGAACCGTGGCTTTAAAAATCGCAGAACACAGCACTAGGATGCCTTACCAAACTGATGCTTATGGCAATTCAGTTGAAGGTGGTGCTTTAAATGCGAACTACACGACCGTAGACGCAGTTGGCAAAGTATGTAATATGCTTGGCATTCACGGCTACGTCTACGGACGTGACTTTATTTGGGATGATCAAGGTTGGAATGACAACATGGATGATGCTATAATAATAAAATATGATGATATTAGAATTTTAACATTACTAGGGTTGGCAAATAAAAATGGCTAGAATTTGGTTAATAGATTTAGAAAGTGTAGAAACACGCTACACTAAAGAATGGAAAACTTATTTTCCAGCATTACTACGCAAGAAAGGCCACGAAGTATTTGTTATTGAAGGGCCAACTGATATTCCAGCGGCAACTACACCAGGTGCTTTCTTAAACTTTGGTGGTACTAATATCTACAAAGCAAGTCAAGTAGAGCAAATTAGTAGAGCATTTACTACAGGCAAAGTTCAAAGTGGTGATCATGTTATCTTTACTGATGCTTGGCATCCTGGTATTATTAACATCAAGTATATGAGTGAACTGCTAGGCATTAAGGTAACAACACACGCACTTTGGCATGCAGGTTCATATGATCCACAGGACTTTTTAGGTAGACTTATAGGTAATGCACCATGGGTTAGAAATGCTGAAAAAAGTTTCTTTCACAGTTATGATCACAATTACTTTGCTACAGAGTTTCATGTAAAACTGTTCTTTGACGAATTACTTAACGACGGACTTAAAGAAGAAAATCCGTGGTATGATGAAATGTGGAATGAACGTTATAGCAATGGCAAGATTGTACGTTGCGGATGGCCTATGGAGTATGAGCGACTAGAACTAGAACCATACAAGAATATGCAAAAGCGTAATCTTATATTATTTCCGCATCGTGTTGCTCCAGAGAAACAACCAGAAATATTCCGTGATCTAAAAGAAAGTTTACCACAATATGAATTTGAAATTTGTATGGAAAAGAACTATACAAAGAAAGAATACTATAATGCACTAGGAGAAGCAAAACTTATCTTTAGTGCTAACCTACAAGAAACACTTGGTATTAGTTGGTATGAAGGTGCAGTTGTAGGAACAGTGCCTATGGTTCCAGATAGACTAAGTTATACTGAAATGGAAAATACAGGCAAGTTTTTGTATCCAAGCGAATGGACAGAATCTTTTAACGCATACAAAGAACACAAAGACAAGGTAGTTGAACGCATAATTGACTATATGGAAAATTATGAAAACTATCTTGTTGACCTAAATAAACTTACTACTCATCTAAATGACAATTATTTTAGTTGCACTAATTTACTTGAGAAGTTACAATTAGACAATGGCAATCCACTGCCTTAACATCGGAGAGAAAAAATGAAAAAGTATGAAGAAGTAACACGCAGAATCAAAGATGCTAACAAGCGTTTTTGGGCGGGTGATAATATTAGCGAATTTATATATGCTGGCGAAAAAGAAAAACTAATCGAAGAAGCCGCAGAAAAATTTGAAGGTGTGTTAGACGCACTTATTATTGATAGAGCAACAGATCCTAACAGTCATGGTACTGCTAAACGTCTTGCTAAAATGTATTACAATGAACTAATGCAAGGACGTTATGATCGTATTCCTAATGCTACTGCTTTTCCAAATGAAGGTGAAGATGCTTATACAGGTATGTTAGTTGTGCGAAGTGAACTAAAAAGTGTTTGTTCGCATCACCACCAGCCAGTAACAGGCGTAGCATATATTGGTATTATTCCAAATGGTAAAGTTATTGGACTTTCTAAATATACACGTATTGCACAATGGTGTGCTAGACGTGGTACACTACAAGAAGAACTTGCTAATGACATTGCAAGAGAAATTAGCAAAGCAACAGATTCAAAACATTTAGGTGTGTACATTCAAGCAACACACGGATGCTGTGAGAACCGAGGTATCATGGCACATTCAAGTTTGACACAGACCACTGTGTTAAAGGGGGCGTTCAAAGACGATGCTGGAACTAAAAAAGAGTTTATGGATAACATCAAACTCCAGCAAGAATTTGCGCCAAGATAATAAAAGGAGGACAAATGTTCAATAAACTTTTAGCAGGTGTCGATAAGGCACTTGTCAGAAATCTAGTTATTCTACACACGTTGGTTATTGCTGTGTCGAATTATCTAGTCACAATTAGATTTGAATTATTCCCTGGCGCGGACTTGCCATTGTTTGGCTCGTTTCCACTAGCCGCCGCGGCATTTACATTTCCGATTGTTGTAGTAGCAACCGACCTTACAGTACGTATGGTTGGTAAAGAAGCAGGTAGAGCCGTTGTAGCAATGGCTATTATTCCTGCTATTATCGCTTCGGTACTAGTATTACTAGCACTGGGTGATGAACACGCATATAGAGTAGGTTTTGCAAGTGGTACAGCATATGCTATCGGCACAATGCTTGATGTATATGTTTTCCAAGCAATCCGTGAACGTTCAACTGCATGGTGGGCGGCACCAGCGATTTCAACTATTGTCGCAAACATCATTGACACATATTCATTCTTTTATGTGGCATTCGCAGGTTCAACAGACGCAGAAGGCAAACTAACTTGGATTGGTGAGAACTGGCACATTGTTGCACAGAACAATACACTAACCAAGATTGTGGTTGGTCTAATTGTGTTCCTACCAGCATACGGTGTTCTTCTAAACTACTTGAAGAACAAACTCGCTGACACACAACGAGGTTAACAAAGTATGGGACAAATTTATTTTGTCACCGGACCTATAGGAACACTATGTGATTCTTTAATATTAACACTGGCTGGATGGACTGATAGGTTCCTCCAGCCTTGTGTTCCTATAATTCTTAATAATGGCACATTATATTTTGACGAAACACAAGATGCTGAATATGTAAACTACATTACCGACGGAAATATAAACAGTTTTCGTGAAATAGATTACACTAACAAACTAGACAAATTAGAACATCTGTTAAAAAACACAGACAAGAATATAGTTTTAGGAAACTATGATCCTAAACAACAACACATAATAAAAGAACATTTTCATAATACAGTTACGATAGGCATTGATTATACATCAAAAGAAAGAGATATTGTATTAATGGATCTAATTAAGGTTAACAAATTTGTTAACGAAGGCCTTGATACTAGCATTTCAAAAAAAGAATTAGATATGCTTGCACATAAAGAAATGTTAATAAGGAAAAATATTTGGGATAGATATATTCCAGAATCATTAACTACAAATAGCGAATATGTAATTCATGCTTGGGACTTGTATCAACCAAACAAATTAATAGATTTTATTGAAAAAATTGACGGACCACGAAACGAAAAACAGATTGATTTTTACGTCAAATGGTTGTACAATAATATAAATTAAGGATTACAAAATGGGTGACAAAGAAAAAACTTACAGTATTACACTCGACAACTGCGACGAATATACAATAGGCGATGGAACATATAGTATAGACAGTAATTTTACAAGTTATAATTATGATAATACAATTAGTACAGTAGATATTAGTTCGATTACATTTGACAATAATTGGAATCCAAATAACGGAAAATATATAGATTTTGATGTATTGGACAAATATCCGACCGCGAAAACTCTTTACAATCAGTTCATTTCCGTGTATAATATGTGTGAAGAAGATGAAAAATTGAATGGAGAATAAGTTGAATATTTTTGCAAAAGTAATGGATAAATTGGGTAGACGCAGAGTTATCACAGAACGTGATAGCGATGTTCCCTATCTAATACGTTATTATCTATTCCTTAAAAATAGAAAACACTTTCCTTTTAATATTACATTACACAAAGTTTTAGTAAGTGACGAACCTACACTACATGATCATCCATGGGGTTATGCAACCCTAATACTTAAAGGCGGTTACTGGGAATGGATTCCTTTAAAAAGCAAAGAAGGTAATGTGGTAGGTAGCACTAGAGTATGGCGTGGGCCAGGACACTTCCGTATTCGTAACGCAGATGATTTACACTGGCTAGAATTAGAGAAAGATGAGGACGGAAATGAAATACCTTGTTGGAGTTTGTTCTTCATGGGCAAAAAAGTTAAAGAATGGGGTTTCATGGATCATGTCAAGCACGAAGGCTACAGATGGATCCACAACGAACAATACCTCGCAAGGGGTGCAAAGGACGATGCGTGAGCATTACAATCATATTATAAGGGCATGGCACAATGAATACTGAAACTAAAACAAGCGAAATTGACACACCCGAAGGCCGTGAATGGCTCAAAGGAATTCTACGAGAGCAAAAAGTAGTTGTTACTTTTAACAAAAAAGATGGCGATAAACGAATAATGACTTGTACATTAAATCAAGATATTATTCCGGAAGCATTTCGCCCTAAAGAAAAACCCGAAGGTGAACAAAAGAAAAAGAATGACAATGTTCTTGCTGTTTATGATATTAATGCAGAAGGTTGGCGTTCTTTTACCTGGGCAAACGTAACACAGGTTGAGTTTTCGTTAGGAGATTAATGAACAAATTAATTGCTATTATTGTTGTTTTGTTTTGTACAGGATGTTCAACTACTGTTGCAGTATTAGACGTAACAGCATCAACGGCAATTTATGCAGGTAAAACAGTAGTAAACACAATAGATGCTATTACACCTGATATAGTTAATAAGGACTAAAAAATGATCAAAAAGAAATTTTACAGTTGGCAAGACGTGGAAACAATGTGTACTAGCGTTGTTAATCAAATGTACAAAGACAACTGGAAGCCTGATTACATTGTAGGTATTACACGAGGTGGCAATGTTCCTGCTACTATTATTAGTAACATGACAGGCATTCGTTGTGAAGCACTTAAAGTTAGTCTACGTGATGACAACAGCGAAAGTGAAACAAACTGCTGGATGAGTGAAGATGCTCAAGCAGGTAAGAAAATTCTTATCGTAGATGATATTAACGACACTGGTGCTACATTTAATTGGATTAAACAAGATTGGCAATCAAGTGTTTATAACTTGTCAGACGATATTTGGGGTAACAATGTTCGCTTTGCGGTATTAACAGAAAATTTAAGCAGTGAGTTTGACGGTGTATCATACTCTTGCGATGAAGTAAACAAAGCCGAGGAAGATGTATGGTTAGTATATCCCTGGGAGAATGTAGGACATTATGGCTAAAAAACAAGAACAACAACAGCCACAGAATATAGAAGCAAATGGCGTCTATCTTTTGATGGATCAAATAACATATGCTAGTTGTAAGGAAGCAATTAAATGGGTAATGAATCATAATTTAAGTGATAACCCATTACCACAATTAACAATAGTAATTAACTCACCAGGCGGCGATGTACATGCCGCTTTTGCATTAATAGATGTAATGAAATCAAGCAGTATACCTATTAAGACTGTAGGACTAGGATTAATTGCTAGTTGTGGGTTTTTAATCTTTATTGCGGGTACAAAAGGTAAACGTATCCTTACACCAAACACTAGCATATTATCACATCAATACAGTTGGGGTAGCAGAGGTAAAGAACACGAACTATATGCTCGTGTTAAAGAGTTTGAACTAAGCACAGAACGTATGATTAATCATTATAAAAAATGCTTAGGAATGACTGAGGCTAAAATCAAAGAAATTCTTCTTCCACCGCAAGACGTTTGGTTAAGTGCGGAAGAAGCAAAGAAACTAAAAATCTGTGATAAGATCGAGGCACTATACTAATGCGTGATGACTTGATGGTACAACAGCAGGTAAAAAATGTATGGCAACATATGGTTGGTGTTATTTGTCTTAATCAAGTTAATAGACGTCAAACTAAACCTTTGCTTACAAAGTTTTTTAAACGTTGGCCTACAGCAAACAAACTGTTACGTTCAGCAACAATTCCTATGTTGGAAGAGTTTCTAGCACCATTGGGTATGCAAAAGGTAAGAGCAAAACGCATTTATAAGATGAGCATACAGTTTGAAAGTTGGGACGGAAATGATGCTACACAACTTTATGGTATTGGCAAATATGGTAGTGATAGTTACAGAATCTTTTATAAAAACGAAATACC